ATCATTGGCAACTTCAAGCAATTCAGCTAGATCAGATTCAAGAACCATTAAAACGCTGTCATTGTGTTCATGTCTTTCAATGATTGTTATCGTGTCAGATATTGAATAAAACATACTTTCAACTAATAATAGAAGCTCTGACACTTTGTAATTGCAAAGTCTGTTATCACATTGCAATTGTGCGATCCTATTGCGCAATTGTCGCGGTAAAGTGGGTGCTGGTATCTTCATTGTAATCTCCAAAAGTGAAGCCCCGAAGGGCGGTTAGTCATAAGATTCTGGATATCTGCGCTTCATTTCAGATTCCATTTCTGCCAACTCTCCTCTTACTGCAACCTCATCATAACCGCGCGTGCCTTTACCTATATCCCACAAAATATCTTCATGGTTTGCTATTGTGCGAATAATGATCATGTCTGATGACTCGCTAAAATCTAACATTTTTTAATTCCTTGGGTTGGTGTGTTTTGCTTCAGTGGGATTAATATAATACATACTAATTAAGCTGTAAAGCTTTTTTTAAATATTATTTTAGCCATATGTGAAACATCATCATAAAAAGCGGGTTGATCTTCTTTTACCATTTCCAAAGCTTGCGCCCTACCTGCTCTTGTCGCGTGACTTGCAACACAGTAAGCAAGATTGTATACAGACACTCTTAACCATGCTTGAACGTCACTGTGCGCGTCATTTGCAGACAGTTCACCAGCTAACACCTGCTCTAGTTGTTTGTTTATTTCTTCCATTGTTCTAGTGCCTCCAGAGCTGCTTTATAACCCAAGGCGACACATACAAAAGAGCCGTTGTTTTTACAGTTTTCAAGATATGCTATTTGGTTTGGTTGCCATGTGGACATCGTGTGATCTTGTCGTTTCAGTTCACAAACAAACGTTGGATTGCCGGGGATTATGATGTCACTAGCGCCAGCGGTCATGCCTTCGGCTTTTTGTTTTTGTGTCTGCTGTATTGAACGTTTACCTTCATTTCGTGGGTGGATTGCTATTGCGCCTAGCTCTGGGTATTCACGACGAAGCACATTAAAAAACGTTATTTGCTCTGAAGACTCAGGTGGGCATTTTTTATTTCTATACGTTTTATCACCGTAAACTTTAAGCCAATTGCTGAATTTCATCTTCGCCCCTGTTGTAGTCAAACACCCTATAAAATTTGCTAGATCTGTCTTTTTCACTTGTAATTGTTTTTGGCATAATACCTTCAAAATCGTCTATTTTATCCATAAATAATTGCGGTGATTCAATGTAGTAGCCAAACACAGCGCCGCAAAATAATTCCCAAATTCGCATATTGCGTGAGTTTTTGCTGGGCGAATGCCAAACGGGGAACGTTGCAAACTCGGTCGTATAGTCAACACGCACAGATTCATTGCCAGCTTTGCTTGTCCATAATTGACAGCGCCATGCAATTACTTTGTCTGTGCTAACTGTGTACGGATCTGACTTCATACGCTTAAAATCTAATATCAACTTTTCATTTGGATCAATCAATTCACCTTTGCACTTTTCACAATATCGGGCTGCAATATCATTTTTATGATCACATTCTAGGCACTGTTTAAACGACCATCTGTAGTTGCATCGCTCGGCATTTCCTTTGATTAATTCCTGCCCGTAGCATCTGCGACCGTGATGCGCTGGCGTTGGCTTTTCATCTATTAATATGTGATTACCTTCTAAATCTACAAAATAGCCGTTAACGTCATGATCAAAGCGTTCTGGGTTGTCTCTGCCCTTGAATGTATTCTTGACGCCGCAATCAGGGCAATGTGCATCCATCTCAAAAGATTCTGATGCTTTGTAACGCGCCTCAATTTTTGGGTTAAATACATCCCCATCTGGGCAATGTCGTTCAATATTACCAGCGTAATCCAAAACCAAGCAATCATTTTTGCCTTGGCATAGTCGCAAACCGCGACCTATTATTTGTTGCATTAAACCAACCGATTCGGTCGCTCTTAACAGTGCAACAACGTCGACATGCTCGGCATCAAAGCCCGTTGTTAATACTGAAACATTAACCAAGTATTTAAATTTATTAGCTTTAAATCCTTCGATTATTTCTTCACGTTCGGCTTTTGGTGTTTTGCCAGTGACTAGCCTACTGTTAGCTGGCGGTAGGCTCTCCAGTGCTTCCTGGGCGTGTTGAATTGTCGCGCAGAATATCATCACACCATTTCTATTTTGCGCTATGTCTACGACCTCAGAGATGATCATACTAGTTTTGCGGCCTTGGCCTTCAAACGCTTGTTCATATTCGGCGGCAGTATGGTTGATGATGCCTGTTGTGTCGTAAACTTGCGCGTGAACGGGTTCAGCGTGTGGCTTTGTTAGGAATCCCATTTGAATTAATTCACTGGCAGTGATTTTGTAAACAAGCGTATTGAAATAAGGATCTTTTGTTTGGAAATCTGGGAGTGGTTCACCTTGTTCATTGTATTGATATATATAACCATCACCCAACCTGTACGGTGTCGCCGTAAGTCCTATCACACGTATTTTTTTATTCTTGGCTCTCATTTCTTCAATAATTTGTTTTACAGTTGGCGTGATACCATGAGCTTCATCTATGACTATTGCAGCAAAGTTGTTACCAAACTTTTCTATTGAATTTAAAACGGTGCGCGGTGAGCCAAACACAACATCATGTGTCAAAGACTTGGTAACACTGGCGCAGTAAATTGATGCCGGGTTGCCAGTTGCTAAGTATTTTTTGTGGTTTTGCGTGATCAACTCTTTTGAAGGAGCAAGACACAATACTTTTTTGCCACTGTTTGTGTGAATCCATTCTGCAATTGATGCAATGATATGACTCTTTCCCGCACCAGTTGCGGCTTCAATCAAACATGGTTCAAAGCATTTTTTTATGTAATTAATGGCGGCATCAAAAGCCGCCTGTTGATATGGGCGGAGCATTATTTAACTAGCCAGTATGATGTTGATTTGCCTCGATACGGTTCTATGTCAACACCTTTCAACTCTGGTATATTTTTATACTGCACTGATCCCTTTCTCTTACCATATGAAACTAGCAAGCCGCTGATGTTGCATTTATTACCGTCTGCTAATGCTATCAAATCATTTTTTGCGGTTTCAACAGCTTGCTTTGCCAATTCTAAATGTGCTTTTGCGGTGTTGTATGCTGTTGCTAGTTTGTCAGCCTTGACGCTTTTAACTAATGGCGCTAGATGTTTGTCAGGACTTTTGCATTCAATTAAAAATTTATCATGAAACGCTTTTAGCTTGGGTATATTCACATCAAGCCAAAGTTGATCAAGTTCATATTCTTCAAGGTTATCAGCGTAAGGTGACCATTGATAAAAATAACATTTTGTCCGCTGGCTGCAATACATTTCAATTTGTGTTTGCGCATAATAATGCGGTTGATCAATTGCTGATTTAAAATCTGGATCAACATCGTGACGCTTTCCGAATGGGCATTTTATTTCTATTACTGCATCATCACTTATAAATCCATCAGGTGACGCGCCTAACCAATCGTGTTCAAAATGTACAATAAATCCCACTTCTTCGACATTTAAACCAGTTGTCATTTCAAAATCTTTAGTAGCATTTGGCTCATTTGTCACGCCGTATTCTGTCGCAATGTTTCCATTAAATTCTGACTCAGCACCAAAGTGACTGCGAACCATTGTTCGCATTGCATCTTCTGGTGTTGACCAAGGATTGACACCAAGTACAGCACCAACCATTGAACCTGTTATCCTGCCCTTTCTAGCGTTAAACCATTCAGGTGATCTTTGTTCCATTATTCAGCCCCCAGTTTAAACCAGTCTGTTCTTTCTTTTGGTATTGCTTGTCTTTTAACTGGTATGTTCTTTACAAATTTATTAAATGCCATAAAAACAAAAGCGCACTTTTCAGCCGATTGCATTTTTGTCCTTTGAGATAAATTATTAGTTAAAATTTTCTTTAATAATATAGTTGAGTTATTTGCGTAGCCGCCGCCAATTTCTAACATGCTAAAAAACTCATCTCTAAAAACTTCATTATATTCACCAAAAACAAAATGTGAAAAACCAAGAACAGATGATGGAATTATATTTTTAGATGAATTATTTGCACCAAAACTTCCGCTTTCTATAATATTTTCATGCTGACTTATAATATCAACCATTTCATGCGCGGTTATCCTCAAACCTGCGTATGGGTTGCCAGTTTTTTTATAGTTGCCATAAAGCCTGCATACTGACGCTGTAGTGGTGGAATTTTTGTAACCTATTACGTTTAGAGAGTCTGATGAACTTCTTGTTTTTCCACAGTCAATTGTTAAAAAAGCGGTTTCATCAAGACCTCTAATAACAAGCATTTGAATAGGTACACCACTTTTAACTATTGCGGCTAACCTGTGCTGGCCATCTATTAAATTATGAGATTTTGTTATACGTATTGCATCACCATTAAAAACCCATTCACCCCTGCCAATTGCTGATACTAAACTATCTACATGCCTTACATTTAAAGGTCTGTTATTTTTATTTAAGCTTAAAAAATATTCAGCTATTTCTGGAGTAATTAATATTATTTGCTGGCTTGTCATTTTGTTGTTCCTTATAAATTATAAAAAAAGGGCGCATATAGCGCCCAGCTAAATTAAAAGCCTATGTCGTCATCAAATTCAACGGCTGGTGGTGGAGTTGGCGCAACTTTTGATTTTAATGGGCTAACCGAGCTAATCCAGTTACCTGTCATTTCTTCGCTGCCATCTTCTGGTTTGATCTTCCAAACTTGTAACAACAAAGCCATTGGTTTATTCAAAAGATGCTTTTGCAAATCAGAATCGTTTGGTGCAACAGCAGTTTTTAACAATCCGCCGCCTGCGTTTACTGCAATAGCACCTAGCATTTTTTTAGCTTTCTCGCTTTTTGCCGGGTCATTTACTTTAATTTTCTGGAATATTTTTCGGTTCTTATAATCGGTTGGTGCAAGAACTGTCCAGCGTAAACTAATGTATTCTTCGCCATCGTAGCTGTCCCATTTTGCTTCATCAATTGCAGCTTTAACTTGTGTTTTTGCTGGAATTGGCTCAATAGATCCGCCGCCTGTTTCAACTGTTCCTGTACTTGCTAGTGCTTCTGTTGTCCAAAATGACATAATTATTTACTCGCTTTTTTAGTAGGGTTTAATGATTTAATATATGGTAAGAATGGGTTAACGCCTTGAGTCACTTCCAAATCTTCTGATATTCCATAACGGTTTTTGCTAACTTGCGCCGCACCTGTGTAACAAACAGCAATACGGTTGCCAGTTGAAATGGCTTTTTTGCGGTCGCCGTCACCTGTTGTGAATGTTTCTAATTTTAGATATGCAACTAGATCAACATTATCAACATAATGTGGAGTACATTTTTTATGAAGTCGCAATTCGTAACGGCTATACGGGTCTTGATCAGGCAATTCAATTGTTGATACATCGCTGTGTGCAATAAATGCAACATGCAAATTGCGTTTTTCATTCAAAGCCTTTGCAGCTTTTCTGACTCTGCCATGTAAAGCAGCTACAGCAAGATAACCAGCACCATATCCGCCGTTTGCTTGCGCTAGGCTTTTTGGTTGCTTTGGATCATTTGCTATAACGTATTCAGCAAACAAGGTTTCTAACTGTGTGATTGAATCAATAACGACTGTTTGATAAGGATGTGGCTCAGTTATTAAAGCAGTTAGTTGCTCCCAAAACTGATCAACTTTTGAGATGACTGGAAGTGCATCTGGGCGGTTTGCTTCTGGTACTGCCTGCAATCCATCTTCTATACGAATAAATATAGGTTTTGGAAATGTAGCACCAAGCGTGGTTTTTCCTGTTCCTGCGTCACCTGTAATGGTACAGATAACAGAACGGTCGGCGGGTTTACTAATAGTAGATAGTAACGACATTAATTTGTCCTCCTCTTTTCTTTCTACGCTGCCCATATTATATATATAAATTTGAATGTAAAGCTTTATTTAAAATTATTTTTAAAGTAGTATGCTCATAACTTAACTATATAGAGAACTAAGAAAATGAAATCGGCATCAGATATAAAACAGCAGCAAGCGGACGAACTAATGAAATTATTGGCGTGGATTGGTAGCAGAAAACGACTTGCTGATGAATGTGGCGTAACACCACAGGCGGTTTACGAGTGGGTTAAACGCGGCCGAATAGCGGCAAAATGTGCAACTATAGTACACATAAAATCAGACGGTTATTTTAAGCGTGAGGAATTGCGTCCAGATGTCGCAGAATGGAAGGAGGAAATATAATTGGACATGAACAACACAACAACGCCAGAAAGTGAGCAAGATTGTGCGCAGACACCTTGGTGGTTTATTAAATCATTACAGAATTTTACAAATATGATTATTGAATTAGATGTTTGCGCCGCTCCAAACACTGCAAAATGCGAAAACTTTTATTCATTAGAGAATGATCAAGACGCTTTTAAATTACCGTGGAAGCGCGTTAATTTTTGTAATCCGCCGTATTCTGATATAGCGCCGTGGATAAAAGAAGCGACTTCAGAGGCGTGGATTGGCAACATAACAATGATGTTAATACCTGATAAACCAGAAGTCGGTTATACAAGGTTGGCGCGTCAATATGCTGACACTGTGATCCATATGCCGTTCAGATTAGGTTTTCTACGACCAGACGGAAGCGA